TACCTGAACTATCACTCGGTACCGGGCAACTTCCCCACCATGCAGAAGTTCAGGACACACGTAACAAACCTCTGGCGCCGGGCGCTCAGGCGCAGGAGCCAGAAGGATGATACGACCTGGACGAAAGCAAACAAACTGGCAGCCGCATGGCTACCAAGGGTTCGGGTTCTTCATCCATGGCCTGTGGAGCGGTTCACCGCCAGACACCCGAGGCAGGAGCCCGGTGCGTAAATCGCGCACGCCGGGATCTGTGCGGGGGGTATCCGGTAACGGGTATCCCTACCGCGACATAATCATATGAGGATTTAGTCAATCTGTCGTGACATGTCACAGCGGTAGTTTGGTTTCGTGCCAACCGTACATCACCCAGCATGCGGCTTCTCCTGAGTGCGGGCATGATGCCACCGGCAGTTGGTCGCCGCACTTGCCGCAGCGCCGTTTGCTGATGGCGTTAATCCGGCCGCGCACCCGGGCATCATCCTGGCGGATCAGCAACGCGATGTACTCGGCCATTTCGTATGGTTCACGACCAGGGCGCCGGGCGGCGCAGTTCCGCGCCAGCATTTCCTGCTCCTGCTCATCCAGCACTATTTCAATTTTGCGCTCACCGGCGGCGGACTGCCGCGCGCGCTGCGCGGCTTTGCGTTCTGCGGGGGATTTAGGCATCAGTCTTCATCCTCATCCCAATCGTCATCTTCCTCATCCTCGTCATCATCGCAGGATGAGAGCAATGGATTCATTCGCCGCCCTACCTGACTGGCGTAGCCTCGGCGACCGAGGTTGTGCAGCACGCCGTAGATTTCGAACATTTCGGTTCGCTCATCACCAATATCAAGCTCACAGGCCAGCGCGTGGCATTCAGTAGCGAGCGCCGATATCTTCTCAAGCAATTCGACCTTACTCACCCTTCACCTCCTGCTGGGCGGCTGCGAGCTCACGAACAATGCGCTTAATGCCGTCGATACGGTCATCATCAACAGGGTCTACCGTTTCAATCCGATCAAGCATCATCAGCGCTGCGTTTGCTTTATCGTTGCATGTCCAACCATCCGGAATCACCTGAGAGTTGCCAGCCTGAAGAAGCGATTTCAGCGCTGCCCTCGGCATTGCCGACCAGGTAAGAAATACGTCAGGACTGTCGATATCCTCGGTAGGGAGAGTGTTTTCGATTTCGTCCAGCGCATCACTTAGTTTCTGAAACGCATCGTCTGGAACAACATGGCAATCTTCCCCGTCAACATCTTGCTGACAACTATCATCGGCGAGTTCGAATGCGGCCCCGCAAACGTTTAGAAGCATTTCAATAACGCGACGGTGTTCTGCTGTTACGCAATTCTCCGGTACTACCGGCGCTGGCTGCGCGTGGCGATAGAGCTTAGTTCCTGGCTCCAGGGCACATAGCATCCTGATGGATGGCCCAAGCGCAGCGCATATTCCTACATTTGGCGTCTGATACACCTCAGCCACCGGCTCGCTGTCCATTGCGGCCAGCGCCATGCGGGCGAGATACGATGCCTCACCACACTGCACGTGATCGGTTTCAATAATTTCGAGTAACTGCTCTCTGGTTATGGTTGATTTGGTCATTGGTTGGCTCCTTATCCTGCCGTGCTCAGTACGGCAGAAGGAAAGTAAATATTGGCGTCGATCTCAGCGTCGGCGTCACGAACCGCAATACACCAATCTGGCGAACGGCGTGTGTCTAACAAGCGATCGATCTCTTTCTCTTTGCGCAGGTCGTATACCATCACGTTAGGATCGCCAATGGTGTAGAAGCCGAATTTTTCCGGCGAAGGACAGCGCGCCAGCACCGCGTTAACTTCATCGAACCAGGCCGATTCTTTTTTGGTTAATTTGCTGATCATACGTCTGCCCCACATCTTCCGCAGCGCTCTTGGCCGCTCATGTCGTAGTAGGTAGCTCCATCGTGCTTGCAGTCTGTCCATTCCGACAGATCAGACTCTAGCTCATCGATGCGGTGCTGCGCCTTCTCCAGTGCCTCTACCAGCGCTTTTAGGTCTCTGGTTTTAATATTCATCTGAGAATTGAAATTGCTTACCGCGCGATGTACTTCAAGCTTCAACCTCAGCGCCAGTTCGGTGATATCAGTTGTCATGCGGCACGCTCCTTGCTGGTTTTTCCATCTACGACTGCATCGAAGCCTGAAGGGGTTAAATTCACGCTGTAATACAGGCCATCAAATTTTCTGCACGCTGGATTACGCCAATTCACTAGCCCCTCACGAAAAAGCACCGGAATAGAGGGGCAATTAACGCGGTGGGAGATTTTATCTTGCTCACCTTTTTGTTTGTCGCCGCGCATGAAATACCGTGTGCCGTTATACATACGGCGAAGCGTGAAAATTTGAGCGTCAGTTAGTTTTAGGTGCTTGCTCATTTGTCGGCCCCCTCGCGCAGCTGCTGGGCGATATCGGCGGCGTTTTTGGCTGTGTCTTCAATAAAACCTGCATCCCAGGCGGCCAGCATTCGGTTAGCCACAAAGTGCGCACCTTCAACGCGGCCATTAGCCTTAATCCCGGCCAGGTAGGCATCGGTAGCGGGGATATCTTTCAGCGCATAACAAACATCGTCAGTGCTGCACGGATCATCCTTTCCGCAAACCTCGCAGAAGTGAACCGAATGACTATGGTCTGTAATGGCGTTCTTCAGCGCCACATTCTCAGCAGCCAGCTGCTTATACGCTTTCGCCAGCGCCATAACCGTTGTCTCTTTGATCGACAGCTCGCCTGCGCTCTCCAGGGAAGCGATGAGCTCGTTTACTGTTTCGATGTTCATGCCGCCACCCATTCGATCGCCAGATAAGCCACATACAGGACGGCGATGATCGCCACCCACCCAATGATGTTTGCCACCATCACGAACAGCAGCAGTGACCGCCGGCTGTAATTCACGAAATCGAAATCCATACTTACCCCCGCTTACCCGTTTAACTTATTGATTCAATTGATATCAATGAAGATCGTTGTTTTAGAACTCTTCGACCTTCCACCCGCCGCCGACTTTTGCCGGGAGCTTCGTTACTCCGATGATCCGGAATGGGTACTGGTCGGCGGCGACTTTGGTTTTCACCCTGGCATCGTCGGTCCAGTAACCCCCCTTCACTTCGTGCATTTCCAGTTGGCCGTTTGCCAGCATCACAGCGAAGTCAGGCGTGTAGAACGTGTTGTCAGCCAGACGCAGCTTGATGCCTTCGAACCGGTACCAGGCGATTTCCCCGTAGCGCTTACGCAGCTCAAGCTCTTGCGCATACGCCGTTTCGGTTTTGTTCATCTGGCCCGCTTTAAGCCGGCCAAGTGCCTGTAGTGTCTTTCGCATGATTTTTACCTTATTGGTAATTTATAACCATAAACGGATCAATATCAATAGTCTTGCGCATATTTTATTACCCTTTTGGTAAACATTAAGGCGTAAAAAAATGCGCTTCCGCGCCGGTATTACTTGATGAGTCCTGCTGCCTTCCCTCGCCGGTATTCCTCCATCAGCCACTGTGCCGGGGTTATACCTCCGAGTGTCGCCGCGTTAGGCATGCATCCGAAGCTTCGACCTGGTGGATGGTAGGTATTGCCACCGGGGTCTGGAGGGGTGCTTATAGGCTCTGGCTTCGACTGGATGCTCAGAATCGGATCAGGTATCTGATGACCTGCCGCGACCTTTGATGCCCATTCGTCAAGAAGCTTACGCGCATGTTTCTCAACCTCAATCTCACTTAACTGACGCTGGTACATCGCGCGCCTGGTATCGCACACAATCCAGTACATGACAGGGTGGCGCCACGGGAATTGTTCTGGTCCGCCAGGCTGTAGGCTTTTCTCCTTGGCGTAGCGGTGAAACTCCCCCATCACATCTTCGATGCTCACGCCAAGCACCATCTTGCTGTCTTTGCACCACTTGATGAATTGACCTGGTGACGGCCAGAACGGTGATTCACTGGCACGGGCATGGCGCATTCCTGCTGATACCTGCTCGCGGGTACGGATACCACCTTCGGCGAAAGCGGCGATCCACTGGCGCTTAGCGTCGGTCTCCTGCTGTGCGGTCTTAAGGTTGGTCTGCTCTGCTGCCGGAAACAGTTGCTTGAGCTGTTTAAACAGGGCATCGACAAGTCTCTCTGCGCTGATGTTCACAACATTGTCTTGCTGAGCCTGGTGATTGTCCGGACCCATCATGCGAGCCAGGGCGCCGGCATCACGATTCTGAATTGCTGCGAATACGTTACTCATAAGAAATCCTTCCAGCCTTCAGGGCTGTTCCAGTGTGGTACTTCATCGTCAGAGCTTTCACCGCGCTTTCCTGCCGCTCTTTTTTTCCTGTTCATCAGCAGCCGGGCAAACTTCTGCTCCCACTGCACGTGTTGCATCACATTGCCTTCTGCCATCCAGTAGGTGATGAATTCGATCAGGTCTGATTTCTTGTAACCGTCAGCTGGTAGCGCATGGCCCCATGTTCTGGCGCGCATGACAAAGTCCTCTGACGGCTTCCAGTTTTCATGCATGGTGAATTTGCCAATTGGCTCTCCGATACCATCAACGACAACCGGAGGGACTTGAATTACTTCGCGCGCAGAGAGAGGGGTTTTTATTTCCCTGATCCCTGATCCCTGATCCATTCCTAATGGTACTTGTACCGTATCAGTACCGTACTCATACGGTACTAGGGGTAAACCTTTGATTTTGCTTTCTTTTGGCTTATTTACTACCTGATGTTTAAGGAAATTAGTTATGACCCCAAAATGCTTGCCATCAGGGGTGGAAAACATGGATAAATAACCACAGTTGGAAAGCTCCCGTATTAGTACCGGAATAGGAACGGATGGTTCTCGGATGGGGAAAACTGCAGCTTTGATAAGCTTCGGGTTTGCATTGAAATAGCCTTCATCATCTGCGTAATTAAGCAGACCAATAGCCAGCAAGCAGGCTGGTTCTGATACCTCTGCCATGTCTTCATCGGTCCAGAACTCGGGCTTAATGGTGCGAATGCGGGCCATCAGATCACCTCCACGGCATTACCTTTTGAGGCCTCATGCATTAGCCGTTTTATCTCAGCATGGCGGCGGCGGTTAGTCTCGAGGGTGCATTCGACACAATGCCCGTTGTATACCCATCGCTCACTGTCATGGCCGTGCTTACATTGCTTACCGGTGTAGTAGCGCTTTAGTCCTGCCTTTGCCGCTTCGACGCGAGTAATGATCTCCATAGTTCCTGTCTCACTCTGGTTGTGGTTACGGTAATTTTGCAGCAAGCCAAAAAAAGATCAACCGTATTTGGATAATTATTACCAAATTGGTGTACAGGGAGAGGCAGGAGCCGCCTGGGGGTGGCGGCGCGGGTGAGTTTTGAGGATTAACGTTCGTGGAACCAGAGGACCAGGTCGGATTTTGCGGAGATCCACTTACGGGATTTGCAGGCTTTAAACAGTCTTTCTAACAGAGGTTTACGTGGAATTCTTCTACGGCCAGTCAGGTGAACCTGAATGTAGTGGCTGGTCGTGCCGGCGTCACTTGCGAACTCTTCTCGCTCAGCCGGCGAGAGGTCGAGCCAGCAGCGTTTGAAGTCAAATTTTTGCACATCGCTCATATTTTTTTAGTCCCGGACTAACTTTAGACAGCCTGATTATTACCAATCTGGTGTAAAAATCAATGACTGTTACCTTTTTGGTAAGTTTACCTTTATGGTAATATTC